CCTAGTCCCCTTATAGTTGAAAATTAATACAGAGTTCAGTTTAATTAATTATATTTATGAGAATTTCAAAAACAATTTTAATTAGTATTGGTGCAGTTATTATTTGTACTACTATTATCTTGCTCATTATGAAAGTAAGCTATAAGAATGAGCAGACAAGGTTAGTAAATCAGTATGACATGCAATTATCTAAGATCGAAGGTGTCCATGATAATATGTGGAAAGTACTAGAATCTAAGGCGGGCGTAACAAAAGAATATGCAATCCAGTTTGATTCAATCTACAACCACATCATGAGCAAAAGGTACGATCAAAGCGATAAGGTCCTGTTTAATTGGATAAAGGAGCAAAATCCAGAATTCAGCAACGAACTATACAAGGATCTTAGTGTTACGATTGAAGTGCAGAGGAGACAGTTCTTGAATGCACAACTTGAAATCATTGATATTGTGAGAGTCCATAATAACCTAGTACAGACATTCCCATCTAGCCTTTTTGTAGAGGATAAGATGCTGAAATATGAAATGATCAGCAGTACCTACACAAAAGGTATTATGGAGAATAAGGTAGAAGATGGCAAAGTTGATCTGTTTAAGAAATGAAAATACTAGGAACATACTACCTTACGGAAACTATACCACACTATCCATATAAAGTGAATTTAGATTTTCTAATAGACCTAGACTTCCAGCTTAACTTTGGAATAATTAAAGGTAGGGCTGTTCTTGAGGGTCACTCTCCTGAAATGTTTAAAGGAAAACCCGTATACTCTAGGTATAAAGTTACTATTAAATTCAATAACAAAAAACATCCAACGGAAAAGAGTGTGTATTGTGCGTTGGAGAAAACACTTAGTGGTACAGGATCCGGTTTTTGTATAGGGCCTTACAATTGGAGAGGGAACAGTGACGTCTACAATAAGTGCTATAAGATGAGATTAGATAGTGATAGAATAATTAGTATAATAAAAAATAATCTAAAGAAATGATTTACTTACTAATACTATTACCAATTATTGCAGCTAATGTTGTATATTGGTATTTCAGAAAGAATAAGAAGTTAGATCTAAGTGATGAGAGAAGGGGTATAACATATCTATTGCTCTTAACGGTTCCTACTATACTAACTGTGATCACGATATTTACAATGGATCACACAATTAGGTATAGTAAGATATCTGATACGGAGTATTGGTCTTTCTATTATTCTAAGATCAGACACTTAGATAGGTGGAACGAATATATACACAGAACTTGTACTAGAATGATCAGAGATTCTAGGGGAAATACTAGGACAGAAACTTATGATTGTTCTTATGTCGAGTATCACCCTGAGAGATGGATACTGGTTGATAATGGTGGTAATGAAATCTATACAAGCAAGGAGTATTTTGACAGCATTAAGACATTGTGGAGTACGAAGCCCATTTTTGTAGATATGCACAGAAACTATTATACAGTGGATGGAGATGCGCAGGAATATTACTGGGATCAACTAGGACAACACCTAATTACCTACTCCTTAGAAATGCCATATATAAATAAAATAAAAGGAACACAGACGGCATTTAGACTAAGAGATGTAAGTAAGGAGGAGGCAAAATTACTTGGCTTATTCGATTATCCAGGTATCAGTGGTCCTAACATGTATGAACAAGAACAAAATCCAATCTTAGGCTTTAATCCAGGCAAAGATGTTATTAAGAAATTTACAAACTTCAATGCTAGAGAAGGAAGCAGAAAGAAGATAAGGATTTTTGTACTAGTATTTAAGGAAGGTCAAGGTCCAGAAATAGCGGAGGAACAAAAGAACTACTGGCAAGGTGGTAATAAGAATGAACTTGTTATCTGTGTGGGAATTAATAAGTCTACGCATGAAGTTAAGTGGGCAGATTGTTTCTCTTGGCAGGATGATATAACACTTGACACTAGATGTAAATTATTCTTACAGAGTCAGAAGAAGCTTGATTTAGATAGACTTCATTGGTTCCTTAGAGAGAATATTGGACTATGGAAAAAGAAGGATTTTAGAGACTTTGATTACCTAGAACCTGAATTAGACTCAGATGATGATAATACAATAATCATGGTAGTACTATGTATCCTGCTAGTATCTACATGTGCTCAGGTTGGTACATTCTGGTATTATACTAAGAAGGATGAAAAAGATCAAAGTTAAAGTAGCCTATAAACTAGTTAAGTACCCAGGTATATCAGTAGAGGAGATATTAGCAGCAGTAGAAATTCCAGTCACTAACAGTATATATAAACTTACTTATGATGGGACGGGATTATTTTCAGGTGTTAGGAAATCTGTGTGTAATGGTAATAAGACAGTTAACAACTATATAAGATTTTGTATACCCACAAAGAAAGTACTAACTAGCAAAAAAATAATGAAGGAATTAGAAAACCTAATACCAGATACAGCTAATATACTTAGAATGCGTTATGTCCTCAAGATAAGTGAGGAAGAAAAGCTTGATAGATACCCTGATAATCCATATGTAATACTGGGAAGAGAATATTTACTAGTAAAAGAGGCAGATATCTATGACGTGATTGGAAAAATATTATAAGGAGAGTAGGTAAAACTACTTTCCTCTCTTTTCCTTATTATTGAAATGTATTATGAAAAAGTTATGATTAAAATAGAAATGGTTTATTGGAGAGCAAAGCCATCGTGAGGGTAACAATACTTTACTACAAAAACGCAGAAAGTGACAATCTTTCAGCTAAGATTATTATCCCTGTTAGGTCTCAGTATAATATATTAGAGAATGTATTTGGATATATACTTAAAGGTCGCCATTTGCGTGTACCTAAGGATTACTACATATCGATAGATGTCCTTGTATCTAAATATCTAAGAAAGGAAGGTATTATTGATATTTATCTAGATTACATGAAGAATGGTGTTTATTCAGATAGGTTACTATATACAGAGTTGACAGAAGAACCACCTGAATATCCAGAACTACCTAAGGAAAAAATACTTAATACAGATACAGTAGAGATAGAGGATAGCCTGATAAATGATACATTAAGGGCTAATAGTATGACAGAAAAAGAATTAGATAAAAGATTGAGTAGACTATGACAGAACTTAGTTATTGGGATATTAATAGAAGGGGAGTTATTATTCCACACCTAGGAATCATTATGAACATATCATTTATGTCAAAATACAAACTAGAAATGGGACTTGGAATAACGTACTTGGGTAAGCTAAAAAAACCTGTTAAATACAATATCGAACTAGTAATATCGGACAAGAGCTTTAAATATATAACAAAGAAAAGGGTCTTGTCAGAACTAGAAAAATTAATACAAGAAAATAAATTTCTGGCATGGCATCTAACAATAGGCGATCCGGATAAAGATGAGTCTATAATATACCAACTTTTTGATTACCCGGAGAAAATAAAAACAGATACATTAAATATTAAAGACAGTACAATAAATGAGTTAATAAATAAAAAATTTAAGAAGAGTCAGTTTTACTAACTCTTCTTTTTTTTATCCGCCCTACACTACCTGATTATCTAGTAGTCTTAGGAACTGGTCTCTCGTCATTGTACCACCCGCTGCACACTTATGACCTCCACCATTATAGTTTTGTTTCATATAATCAGCAAGGTTTAATCCAGTTTCGGTTTCACTGTACATTGATATTGAATAGTACAGCCCGCCGTTTTCATCATGCCTTAAGTTTACGCACACTGTAATATCATAATCTCCATATACTGACTCGAACTGCTGGCTTCCAAATTCCTGAGTCAACATACAAATTCCCTTATACTTACCACCTACTACTACTGAAAATGCATGAGACTTAACGGCGGCTTTATAACGTTTCTGATTATATACTGTTATCTGCTTACCTGTCTCTAGTATTTCTGCAGTGAGTGGAGAATTATCTATCCTCAGCTTGTCAAATACTTGGTTAATGGAGTTCAAGACCATACCATACTTAGTACGAAGACCAAGTTGGAATGCTAGTGTCTCTTTGTCCCATGAAAATCGACTCTTATCCCAAACATCATATGCAGATACTAGCCTCACTGCCTTAGGCACAATACTATCAACACCATACATAAATTTCCAACATAGTTCACACGCACCAAGACCTATCATTCTAAGGCCATCCATGTCATCGTAAGAATGTTCCTTGGCTGTATCAATCGCCCCTATGTGATGATCAATCCAGATAGCCCTATAACCACCTGATAACTCCTTAAGTCTTTTCATGTCCTCTGGCGGAAATGAAATGTCAACTAGAAAAACATGACATAGCTCATCCTTACCAATCTTAGGTAGTTCTGGAATGCTGTCTCCATAATTCCAACCCTTTGTCAATACCTTTTCATATCCAAGCTCTCTTACTAGGTAGTCTTGGATAATTGCAGCAGAAAATAATCCATCATAATCAACTCTATGATATACGATAAATCCTACAGTTTTCTTCATCTTAAAAGTCCTTATCTCTTATTAATTCACGTACTCTATCTTCTAATAAGGATTCTGCGATTGATTCTAGCTGAAAATTACCACTACAGTACACATAATAGACGTTACGTACTGTATCCCAATTCTTAGCTGTAAAATCTTCAATCAGGGCTACATTTTTTATTGCTGCTCTTAAGCTCATCAATTCGAGCTCATCTTTATAAGCAACTCTAACTTTTCCAGCATAAGATATAACAGCTGACTTTCCGGGCTCACTTTTAAATTTAATTTCTTCTACTAAGTCTTTAATAGTCTTAATAGAATAACCACAACTGCGAATTATATCTTCGCAGTCTTTTTTCAATAATCTAATTCTTACTACCATAACTTGAAATTTATATTAATACTCCTACTAATAAGGAAATAATACCAAGAGAATAACAAAAATGTAGCCTAACCTCACGGCTAAGCTACAAATAATGGCTTTATTAGAAAAAATCCCCTGATAAGAGTATTTCTCATTAATAAGAAATCTAGGGGATCTCAGGGTGCAAAAAAAACATAGTCGACCCATCACAGGCCAACTATGTAATCTAACAACAAACTTCTGAGTACAAATCATTTATCACTAATAAGGAATCTACCCTGTCCTGTAATACCTTTTTTCCAGTACCTACCTTTTCTCTTTTCAAATATTTCAGGTGGTACTGTTACGAATCCAGTACTACTTGCTTTTAGGTAATCAGGTTTCTCGCCCGGCTTGATATTAAAAGATGTATTAATCGACACACTAATTAGGTCTTCTAGTTTAATCCCATCTAGTGCAAGCGGACAAATACCTAAACCTTTCCAAGTAAAATCCAGGATCAGATGTATACTTCCATTCTGATCTAGTAGTTCAACATCATTCCTCTTAATTGAACCAGGAAAAGACTCTCTCAATACTGACCAACTGAGATATGTACCTCTCGACAGTTCATTATACTTATCTAGGTCTGTACTAATTATATCTTTCTTCAGACTAACCTCAAGCTGTGTAAGTAGTAATTCTAAATCTAAGTATAATATCGGTCTACCTGTCCAATCCAAGCAGACTGTATCGGAATCTACATATCTAAATCCAGGGAGTTCTACAATCATATATCTAATACTACCTGTCTTCCCTGGTACTATAGACTTATCATACGTACTTAAGTTAAACGGATCAAAATCATCACATTCCAGACTAGTACTAATCCAACCTAAGCCAGCTGAGAATACTGCAAGGTAGTTTTGATACACAATACCTAACTCCTCACACTGTTCTTTGCTCATCAATCTAAACTTACTAGGGTCTTCAGACAGCACTTGCATTACTACAATTGACTTATCGGGAAAATGTTTTATTAGCCTAAATATCAAATCCGAGCCTGACATTCTTAGCTTGTATAAATCACCTTCCTTCAGAACTACACCCTTACTGTTCGGTGCTTCTATACCCTCTAGTTCATACTCTATATTCGGTAGGCTAGACCTGATAGATACTGCTCTGACTTTTTCTAGGTACCTTCTCTTAGTGCTAGTATAAAGTATTTCGCCTGTTTTCTCATTGTACTTATAGGTGACTTCTCTGATTTTATCCTCTCTGTACATTACTTAAGTGCATCTGGTACAAATTCAGTATTACTAAGCAAGAGGTTTTCTGATCTCTTACTAAGTTCTAACATCTTTGCTGACATTTCCTTATTAGCCTTCACAATCTCAGCACGGTCATTATCCCTCTGCTCTTTGATGTGTGCTAGCTTTTCAGTTGTATCAGAGAGGGCAGTAAATACATCATTCATTGCCTTCTTATAGGTTTCAACATCAATAATACTTCTACTTCCCTCCACTAAGATCTTACTTGTTGTTTCCTTCATCATCTTAGCATTATTCAAGGTAAGTTCATTGTTGACATCCTTGATCGCCTTCTGAGTTTCAAGCACTGCCCTCTGTTTCTGATTCATAATGGCAATAGCGATCGATGTCTCCCAATTTGGTATGATCGTCCTATAGATTTCCTCATTATTCTCACGCAGTCTCTCATTATTCTGCCTCATCATTCTAATCTGAGGTAGGTCGAGATTGTGTGTTTTCTGTCCGGCCATAAATAAGTCGAATGAGTGTCTGTCTATTTTTTCGACGAACTCACGCTGCTTATCTAATTCTGACTGACTGTGAGATGAAGGATCTTGTTCAAATTCCTTCAACATCTTCTGCAGCTTTTCTGTCTCGTCGTTATATAAGACAGCTAGTGCGACTACATGAACGCCGTAATATTCACACAACTCCTCAGCCCTTTGTTCCATTAAGACTAGAGAATTCATGTCACTATCCAAGTCTACCTCCATCTCTTTGACTTTGGCGATGATCTTGTTAACGTCATCCTTACTTGATTCGTACCTAGCCATGATCTTATCTGCTGACAATACCGCTGGTGTACCGAATACTGGAATCATAGCAACAAACTTTCTCCAACCCTTCATAGTACTTGGATCTTTCAGCTCGTTCTTTCTGATTGTACTGATAAGCTCTTTTACGTACCTACCAGCTTCACCAGCCTTATCTAGCTTATTGAGTTCCAGCAAAGTACTAACACAATCACTACCTGTACTAACTATATCTGAACCAAATTTCTTAAGACTATCAGAATCAGTTATACCCTTTGTGATATCCCTGCACCTCTTGATAGTCTGGTCATCAAGTCTTGTTACATCTACTTTGCCCTTATCATCGACTGTTCTACCTGCTTTGATAAGTGCTTCTTCTTTTTTCTTAATACTTAGGTTTCCCATAATCTCATTTAATAATTGATTTAATATATTTTGTTAATTCTTCCTTTGATAGTTCATTAAGATCTACCTGGTGATAATTCTGTAAGTTGCTCTCCTTTGCATCCAACACTATGAATCTACCAGTTATTGGATGAACACCAAAACCAATGAACGGAGTATTTCCATTTAGTCTAGCAAAGATATAGTCAAGGCAAGAGTTTTTAACACGCACCTTTGGAACAACTCCTAAGTCAATTCTAGAATTACTAAATTGTCTATTCCTATAAATCCTATACCCATTTTCTTTCAGCATCGGATAAATAGTACTCTCGATCATAATAGACAATTCAAATCTTAGTTCTAGTAATCTTTGTTCATACTCAAAGAACTTAGTACTATCATATATAATACTTAGTATCTTACTTAACTGATCCGTATCTTCTGGACCTAGTAAGACTTTTGCATCTAGCCCCATATAGTAGTTAGTTGCATCGTAATAGTACTTAGTGAAGTTGTAAGTCATTATATTATTATTAACGACAACCAACTCTAAGTTTTTCTTTTTCTCGTCAGTATAAATTTCAACTACTATTCTTGAATCTAGAATACTCATACCTTTCTCTCGTAGTACTGTTAACAATAAGTCCCCTTTGTGAGTGGATAGTTCAGTACATTGAAAGCCTGTTCTTAGTAAAGTATTAACTACATCACTTATTGGATCTCTTCTTCCAATATGTTTTATTCTTAATTCTTCTGTTAAATCTTTCATACTACTAATAAGGAAACAAGAGGGAGAGAATATTACTACCCTCTCCCATGATCATACCTATACTAACTCCTTAAGATAATACTCTGGATCTCTTTCGTTGTAGACCTCTTTCATCTTGTCTGGTGTTAGTTTATTACCATACTGCCTTATAAAATCTGAGAACTCCTGACCACTCATACTGCCTTGCTCACCTAACTTGATTGCTGCTTTCTTGATCAGTTCTTTCTCATTACTCAATACAGACCATACATAATCCATACCTTCCTTGATGAGCTCTAAGATTCTACCATCACCTGTTGACTTATTTGTTACCATTACATCTTTACAGTCAAGACCATTACTTATGCTACCATTCTGTTCAACATCTCTATGCGACAATGGTAGTGGTAAGTCAAATCCACAATCCATAACGGCCCCACTAAGTTCTTTCCACAAGCTCCGTATATCACTACCGCTACCAAGTAACCACATATCTGGATTACTATAGATTACTCTCTCTGCTTGATATCCACCTAGTGAAATTCTAACCTCATCTAAGATATCTCTCCTACAGTCTATTTCTCCTGCAAAACGTCTATCATAAGTACTACAAAATCCACCATGATCAGTAGAAACACTAACTATATTATCTGGCACTTCACCCTTACACCAAGAATACATAATCGCATGGCCAATCTCATGAACCGCACAAATAAATCTCTTCTTTCTATTCTCTGGGCATCTTTCCTTGCCAAGTTCTAGTTTCTGTTCTACTATTACTTCCTCTGCCTTATCGAACTTGAGTCTAATATCGACGCGAGGTAATCTAAAATCTCTGACACCACCAACAACACCGATACAGACAGACTTACTACGACCTTTATGTTCCACTACCTTAGAAAGATACGGTGTAATAAGAGTGTCAATACTACTGAGAACCGGCCTTACACCTTGCGTCGGATATACAGACTCGGAATATAGAAGATCTTTCATACTCTGCTCGAATACTACTTTTATCTTATCTACTTCTGAAAATCTGTCTAATATCCTTTCTATCTCTAAGTCAATAATTCTCTTAAAACTATCCTTGCTCAGTGTTGGATACTTGATTATATTATTACCGAGTCTTCCAATCTGTTCAGGCCTATACCTCTCCTTAAGCGCTTCTTTGATGTCAGTTGTTGTTACCCTACTAGTTATGTCATAGAATAAGTCTGCATCAATATCTGGGCTTATATCAGAACTATCCTTGTATGCCTCATCTAAGTTACCCAAGATAAATACAAGCGACTTACTACAATCAAGTTTACGAGAAGAGGCTGCAAGTTTCTTAATATCCTCAAGTCTCTCCGCTAGTTGACCTATTGTATACTCACCAGATAACAGTTCCTTTGCTACCCTACTACCCAATGCATCACTCTTATTGTTAAGCCTCCTAATAATTGTTCTAAGATATCTACTAGTCAATACTTCAAGTGGCTTATTCTGATCTTCTGTATTGTCCGTCTTAATAGAAGGTCCCCTATCATAGTGGAAGAACATAAGATCCAAGAACGCAGATACGTCATCGGGAGATTCAATATGATTATCCTTGATTATAATATGTGGTAATGACTTAGATGTATCAACTAGTTCATCTATAAAATCACATAGGTTACTGAAATCATAGTTATAATCATTGATATCTATAATACCACTATCCAAGATTGACCAGATAGGGCGAAGACTTGGTGCTACATCTTCTTCACCAGACTCATTAATAGTTCTTGCATACTGAAATTCATCAAACATAAATACAAGACTATTACTGCCGGAAAATCTATCACCACTATCAGACTCTTCAGACTTACCAAAAGTATCCATAATGTCCGTGCTGATAGATTTATTATTATCTCTACACTCACCACAATCAAATGAAATTCTTACGTCATCTAGGTATAACAAGCTAATCAATCTCTTAACTACACTTGTCTTACCAGTACCTGTCATACCCCAAATAGATACAATGGTCGGTCTAGTAATAATCTCTGGCGTCACATACCAAGCATACACACTAGCACCAAGTTGATCAATTATATCATCAAGACCTACAAATTCACGCTTAAGTTGTACAAGTGCTGAATCTAGGAGTTTAATTCTATCCTTTCTCTTACTTGGTACTCTATTAATATTCAATTTCTCCATCATCTATACTATTATCAATTAAACTTGAACCACCAAAATTATTGTAGAGATATGTTTTCCAATCCCTCGCACTAAACTTACTAGACTCAACTATATAAGACCTACTAAGCTCTGCCAGTTCTTTTGCAAACCTATCAGCACCTACCTTATCTTCTGCCTCTGCCATAAGACTAACCTCACCAACTAATGTATGAAGTGTTATTGTAGCAGTGTAGATTGCATATTCCTCACTACTAACAGACTTACTAGATAGCTCACAGAAATACATGCCACCACTCTCTAAGAAAGATTCACTATCTAAGATATTGGTAGTCTGATAATATTCATAACCTTTATCACCAGTCGACCAGTAAATAGTTCCACTCAAGTCAGCTAAGTATGTCTGATTGTCTCCTACCAGATCGCTAAAAGTATTCGATCCGGTTTCTTTTAATAATTCTTTTAGATACCTGAAATAATTATCCATGTTTTTATTATTTAATCTTCACTAGTAAGGTATTGAAGTGACCTAGACCCCTTAATTGTAAGTATGTGGATAAAAGCAAAAATAGAAAAAGAAAATGATGATTACTATTTGAGACATTATTGTATTAGTAATAGTGATTTGGTAAGAGTAGTAGTACACACAAAGACTAGGAAATTTTTAGAGCCCGGTATTATTATCCTATCAGTTGACCTAAAGGATGGTAAGGTAAGACCAATCAGGAGGACAGCACAGAAAGGAGTTACTAAGGATTTCTTCACAAGTCTTATGATAGAATTTCAAGAAGTACAAGGTAGAACTGTATTGATGTATAAGACAGGTAATTACTTTGATAGTAAACTTGAACTTGTTTGGGGTTGTAGTAAGATAAAGAATAGTAAGACACCTAAAGACTTAGAGGCTTACTATCATAAGCTATATAAGACTATTTTCAAAGATGGACAAGAAGAAGATAATGTTTGAGCTTACAAGAGTGGGCAACGATAAATTCTTCCTTACAAAACTTCCAACAAGGTTACCTAATACTGGAGGTAGGTATGTTTTTATAGACACTAACGGGAAATCTTGTAAGTCTGGATATATAACGGCCTACTTTGAAGATTCTGATAGAGGTGCGATGTATATAGGCAATAAACTTAGATATGAAAAAGTAGTAATGGCTAGATTATATTCTACTATTGACAGCTCACCTATAAAAAGTACTTGGTATCTATTATACTACGACTTCAAAATTGGTGGTCCAGATACAGTTACCTTAGATGTTATATGGTGTTTTAGTAAGTACCGTGAGAAAGGAGTTGGTGAAAATATCTACAAAAATATACTAGATGGCCTGTGGGATAATATACGACAATCTGTAAAAAACTATAAAGCGAGAAAGTATAATGCTAGTGGAATTTGACATAACGAAAGAAATAGGAGGTAAGTTCTATCTCGAAAAGAATAGAGTAATAGGAGACAGTGAACATTATAGACCTGGTATGGTTTATACAAGGCTAGGTGACAAAGATTATATGTCTGGATACCTAGTAGTCACAGAAAATAGAACACGTTATCTATTTGGTGGTAGAATAGAAGACCTAGATTATTTCTTCTACGAAAATCTTAAGGCTAATATTATAAAAATAGCCAGAGGTAGTACTAGATATAGCCTCTACCTGCTCTACTATAAATTCAACCGACAAGATTACGTAAACAATAGACCAACAGAACTAAGAGTGGTCTGGAGTTTTAGTAAGTATGAAGAAACAGGTAGGGGTAAACTAAAGGAAGAGATTGACGAACTGTTAAAAACTGCAACAAGGATAGTGGAAGATGAGAAACATAGTTCTTAAGATAACAAGAAACAGTGAATCTAGTTTTTCAGTATGTCGGAAAGCTGGGAGTGGTGCTAATTTAGACTTCTTATCTAGTTGGAATACAGTTAATGCAGAGAGAATAGATGGAGGAAAGTCGGTTAAGTCAGGCTATCTATACATTATCGCAAGACCTGATAAGTGGGTATGTACTAGTGATTGTATATTTGGCATGAACGATAGTAATGTCTTCTTGTCGGTAAACTGTGAATATGTTAACCATGAATATCCAACTATCTACTTGCTACATTATGAGTTTGATTGGAGAAAATTACAGGGACAGAAACAGACGGAACTTGATGTAGTATGGTGTTCTAGTAGTTATCTGATAGATTATACTAGTGGTTATGAGAAGTATAAAAGTAAATTAATTAATGATATAGTAAAAACAATTTGTAAGTATGAACGAAAAAGAAAAAATAGAGCTAGTCAGAGACATAACTAGTAGATTGTGTTTTGGGCTTAAAGTAGAAGTTAGTGGATTTAGATATACATTAACCAGAGTCTATGTACAACCGATCTATAATCACACAAATCAAGCAAAAGATGTTCTAGCGATGTGTGAGTTTCTTGGTGATGATGAGTATGTAAGTATTGAAAATGTACGACCTATTCTCAAAAAGCTGGAAGACATAGAAGAACGAGACTTGATTGATTATAGGGAGTATAGTGGTGACAAGACAGCAACAAGGGATGACATACTACAAATGGACAGTCAGGAAAAACGAGATTGGCTATGTAGTAGATTCTTTGATACACGAGGACTAATCGATAAGGGACTGGCAATTGATGAAAGTACCTTAGGAAGTCGTGAGTATGGATATGATCATGAAATTTAAAAACGAAATTAATATATGAGAACTTTACTGATCTTAAGAGGTTGTATGGGTAGTGGAAAATCTACCTTCATCAAAAACAATAACTTAACAGACTACACACTTTCTGCAGACGAGGTTAGGTTGATGTTCCATTCACCTAGCATGACGGAAGATGGTAGTATGTCGATAAGTGCAAGGTCTGATAGGGAAGTCTGGAACACACTGCACAGGATGTTAGAGGTTCGTATGGGGAGTGGTGACTTTACAGTAATTGATGCAACCCACAAAACAAGTAAGGCAGTTTCTAAATATTTGGAGTTAGCAGATAAGTATAGATATAACTGCTACCAACTCAACATAGAGGCAACATTAGAAGAGTGCCTAGAGAGAAACAACCTGCGTGACCTAATAAGACGAGTACCGGAATCTGAAATAACCAGAGCCTATGAGATATTACAGGCCAATAAACTATCAAACCGGTTTAAACAGATTAGTAGTATCGATGAAATAATAAACTACTATGTCACGGATGTATCAGACTATAAAGAAGTCAAGATAATCGGAGATGTTCATGGCTGCTATACTTGTCTAAAAGAGGCAGTGGGTGAAACATTGAATCCTGATGTCTTATATGTATTTGTTGGAGACTATTTTGATCGAGGTATTGAGAATAAGGAGATGTATGATTTTCTAGTACAGCACCATAAAGATAGAAATGTAATACTATTGGAAGGTAATCATGAAAAGCATATATGGAAACTTATTAACGGACTAGATATAACCTCTAGTGATTTTAAAGCAACACTAGAAGAAATAGAGAAGTCATACCCAAGAGATCAGGTAGTGAAGAATCTAAAAGAAATATACAACAAGCTACGTCAATGTTTCGCTTTTGTACATAAGGGGCAGAAATACCTAGTTACACATGGAGGTCTTACAGCAGTTCCTAGCTTAACCACAATACCTACAATTAATATGATAAAAGGAGTAGGTGGATATGACATGGAAGTTGATAAGATCTATGAAGAAAATTACTTACTAGGGAGATGCCAAGATTTCATACAGGTACATGGACATAGAAATACGGACCCAACAGAACACTCTATTTGTCTAGAAGATAGTGTTGAATTTGGGGGAAACTTGAAAGTGTTATCTATAACTGAAGGGGATAGAGAACTACTGTCGTTTGAAAATAAAGTGTTTAGCGTAGAGAGACTAAATAATTTTCAACAGGCAGTATATAAGGTAGATGATCCAGAGGTTTGTAAGATGATGAATAGTAGACTTGTTAATGTCAAAGGCTGTAAGCATAATATGTATTCACTGAACTTTACTAGGAATGCATTTATTGGCAAGAAGTGGAATCTAGCAACAATCAAGGCAAGGGGACTTTTTGTAGATAAGAAGACAGGTGAGGTTAGAATGAGATCTTATGACAAATTCTTTAACCTAGGCGAACAGAAAGAAACTAGGGTGGAAAACTTAGAAAAATCGCTTGTGTTCCCTGTTAAAGTCGCAGTCAAGGAAAATGGATACCTAGGAATTATGTCTGTAGTGGATGGACAGGTAGTATTTGCATCTAAGACAACAGATAGTGGACCATTCGCTGAGAGATTTGAAAGAATATTTAATGAAACCGTTAGTAAACATGATGCCGACTTCCTTAAGAGTTTACTGAAGAAGGAGAATGCATCGGCCGTATTTGAAGTAATTAGCCCAACTGAAGACCCTCATATCATTAAGTACGAAAAAGAAGAGGTAGTACTCCTGGATATCCTACATAATAAGTTAAACCTGGAGCCGGACTATCAAGCAATTTCAGATAAGTTCAAAGAGGTAGTTAAGAAAAATACATCTATCAGAACACCGAATGAATTTACTATCCACGATGATGATACACTGTGGGATACTATCGCATTATATAGTGTGGATAATTGTGACATCGAGGGATTTGTAGTAACGGATGCGAAGGGATTTAAGTTCAAGGTAAAATTTGATTACTATAACTTTGTAAAATCGCTTAGGAGAATTATGCAAGTCTATAGGAAGTGTAAGCGGGATGGAATAGAGTTTAACAACAGAATATGTAAGAGCGGAGTACAGAGAATGTTTATTAAGTTTCTTGATAAGCATGATGACGGTAGTAAATCTATTATCGACCTGTATGATGAATTTGAGAAACTAGGGGATGATGAGCAGTGAATATATAATAAGTGCTGCAATCTATAGAAAAGAACCTAACATGCCAGAGGAATCCAGAGTAATGTATAAAGATCCGAGCAAGTGGGAAGAATTTGGCAAGGTTGATGATATTTACTTTATCGAGACCGCAAGAAGACACCCGGAAATCATGCATAGATGGCGCGATGAACTGTGCAGGGAAAAACAGGGATTTTATACATCGCATGGTAGGTTCGTGGATAGAAAAACTGCACTCCAAATCGCGCTAGACTCAGGACAGGTAGAGCCGGGTGAGATTAGCGGTGATGAATTGTTTTCGGAAGATTTGTGGTAATGAAAAAAAAA